ATGGGAATAACGTGTGATCGGGGGCGCTGGTATTGGGTCAAGCGCATTCCAAATCGTTTCTATGGATTGGTCCTTGGGGCTGATGGTAAGCCCGTTAAGCAGGTCAGGCAGGCGCTGCACACTGCGGACCGGCTTGAAGCTCAAATCCGGGGGTCACAGATCGAGGTTGAAAGGCTGGCGGAGTGGGAAGCTCTTGCCGCCGGAAACACTGATAGTGCAAAGCGCCACTATGAGGCCGCGCAGGGACTAGCGCGGGCGCGGGGCTATTCTTACCGCCTGATGTCCGAAATGGCGAACAGCGACCCCAAAGAGCTTGCTGAGCGCATCCTTTCAGTGTCCGGTTCATCTCATTCCAGCCGCGCGGCTGCGCGGGCGCTGGTGGGCACGATCGATGAGGTGCTGCCGACACTTCTGGAAATGCGAGATGATTATTTTGAGATGACAAAGAGCAGGCATCTCAAAAAATCAGAGCGGCAGTATCACCGTTGGAAGCTGCCACGCAATCGTGCGGTCAAGAATTTCATAGATGTTGTTTCCCAAAGGGACGCGCAGGGTAGGCCGGTGCTGGTCCCAATTGACCACTACACCCCAGACGACACATTAAAATTCCGCAAATGGTGGGCTGAGCGCCTAGAGGCAGAGGGCTTGGATATCGAAACCCCCAATAAGGACTTTGGGCACTTGGCTGAGATGTTCGGCACATGGGCTAAGCTGAAAAAGCGCGATATGCCGAATCCATTTGCAGGGCTGAGATTTGAGAACAGGCGCAACAAGAACAAAACCAAACACCCGCCGTTCTCGCGGTCTTGGGTTGAGGGGCGTTTGCTCGCGGACGGTGCGTTGGATGGCATGAACGATGAGCAGCGCGATATATTCCTGATGACCATAAACACAGGCGTGCGGCCCTCGGAAATCACCGATGCGCCGCTGTCTGATTTTGTACTGGATGGCCCGGTGCCGTTTTTGCGCGTTGCACCCCATGGGCGCGAATTGAAAGTTGCGCACACTGAGCGGGATATTCCCTTGCTGGGAATCTCGCTTGAGGCTGCAAAGCGGATTGTGGGCCGTGGCGGAATTGAGCGCTATGCACAGAATGCAGGTTCCTGGTCGGCTGCGGCCAACAAGTATTTGCGGACCAACGCGCTCAAGGAAACGCCAAACCACGTCGCTTATTCGGTTCGGCACTATGTTGAGGATGAGTTGTTAGCCGCTGGCGTCGATGACAGGGTGCGGGCGGATATCCTAGGTCATGAATACAAGCGACCCAGCTATGGCAGTGGCGGCGCTTTGATTGGGCGCCATAAGGCGCTAGCGTTGATTGCTCTTTGACCGGCGTGACTTTGCGGCCATATCTTTCGCAGTCGCCAAGGCGCGTGACATAGCCGTTGATTGTTGTTGCGCGATGCGCACCTGTTCCTCCATGGCGATGAACGCCGGTAGGAACTCTTCACCATAGCGATCAACAAGCTCGGCTGCGCCGTGCATCGCTTTTGTGAAGAGTTCAAGATCGCTCATGGTTCTAAATCAGGGTGCGTTTCGAGGTTGGGGTTAGGTGGAATGGGCTGCTGCTGCTGAGGGCGTCAGATCATCGACCCAGCTGCAAAATGCGGTCAGGATCGGCTGTACGTTGTGGTCATCTGCCCATCCCGCGAACCCGACGAAGCCGTCAGGATTGAAGGTCACGGCCTCGCGTCGGGAGAAGTAGTAGGCGGCGCATGTGATCTGCACCCATGGCCGACCAGCGCTGACCTTCAGCTTTGGTGTCGGGTTTGCGCGGTATCCTTTGATGAGGCCGGAAGGTTTCAGCGCTGCACTCAGGCGGTCGCGCAGGCCCTTGATGTTTTCTGTGGTCAGCACCTCATAGGTGAGGCCGGATGCGGCCCAGCGGGCGCGGGCTTCGTCTCTGGTCATGGTGTTGCCCTCCAGGCGGTGCGTATTAAGGTTGGGGTTAGGTGGATTAATCGGGGAAGGCGCTAGAGCCGTTCTCGCCAGCGTTGATTAGGGCCTGATCAAGCGCGCGATGAACAAGGGTGGTCCCGTCCTCCTCTTCGGAGTTCAATTCGGCGACCATATCGATAGCCAATTGATCCCAATCGACCTCGCTCTCATCTTCAATTCCGAGATCGTCCAAGCCTTGATAGGCAGCGCCGGATAGCTGGTCTTTAGGGATGCGGATGACAATTGCATTGTCTTCAATGTGGGCAAGTTCACTCATGTGCTCACTCCTGTCAGTACGTTTCGGGGTTGGGGTGTTGGATCAGTCGCAATCGGGGATGCGGCCAGGGTTGTCCTGCCAGCCGTCATCGTCGTCTTCTGGGTCCGGCTCGCGCAGGATCTTCCCGGTCTGCAGAACCACGTACCCCCTGAAAGTGCAGCCCGCTGCAGGGCACCAGCAATGCAGGGTGTCGTCTTCCATTTGGGCGCCGCAATCGGGGCAATGTCTCGGCATTCTAGGGCTCCATCAAAGGGGTGCGTTTTTCGGTCGATACGGCGCTTCAAACCCGCATCGGCATCAGGACCATGATCAGATCCGTATGTGCTTCACTGGTGGCCAAGGCGGGCGCGCCCTTGTCTTTCGCGCGCAAGCGAATGTTCCCCATCGTTGCTGTCGTCTGGGCAAGGTAGAGGGTGCTGAAACCGATATCCGGCCCAGACTTGCCCTTGGCGGCATAAGTCACTGACATCTTGCCATCGTGATCCTCTCGGCCAATCGTCATGGTGCCCTTTTCAGGGGAAATCTTGCAGCCAAGGTCATGTGGTCCGGCCATCAAGCGAAGGCGCTGAGTGGCGGATTTGGGAATGATGGTATCGAGTGCCTGTTCCCCGTCGACTGAGGGGATGACCTTGTTGTAATCGGGATATGTGCCATCGATTAGTTTGCATTGCAGTTCGCGGTCGCCCATCTCAATACTAAGAAGGGTGGGCGTCTTATCGGCGCCACGATAAGTGATCTTGGCAAGCTGATTGCCGTTTTCTGTCAGCATGGCTGCGAGCGGCGTTATGCCGATCTGGGGGAAGATCACATCAAATGGCGGATTTGGCGCTTCGAGATCCAGCCGCGCAAGCCGATGCCCGTTCGTCGTCACCATACGTGACGCACCGTCGTGTGAGGTCCAGTAGATCCCGTTCAGGTAGTACCGGGTTTCGTCTTTCGATATGCACGATTTTACCAGGTTGAGCGCTCGGAGGAGGGTGTTTTCACCGACCTCAATGCCGCCCAGAGGCTCTTGCTTATTGATGGTTGGCCAGTCCTCCGGCGGCGCCATAACGTTCATGGCAAGGGACATGCCGCCAGCCGTCAGGGTGAGGAGATCCTTGGCAGTGTCATGTTCAATGGTGACGGTGCCGGATAGACCTGCCGTGACCTTCATCACCCGGTGACCGTTCATCACAAATGACCAAGCGTCAGAGGTGTCGCAGGAGAGTGTCTGACGTGCTTCGCGATCAAGGCAGGTGGCAGTAATCGTCAGCTGGCCGTTTTCAACCTGAAACAGGTTCTGGCTCAAGATCGGGATGCGTGACCACGTTTCCCGCACCTTGTTGACCCAAGCGAGGGCGGCGCGAAGTTCTGAGATGTCGACCTTGAGTGATTTGGTGGCGACATCAGTCTTGATTTCACTGTGAGCGTTCATCTTAGGGCCTTTCGGTGCATGGTTTCATTTGGGGCGCGGCGGGTGTTCCGTGAGTGGGTTGCCGCGCCCCAGTCGCAGCGCTCGCGCTGCGGGTGTGATCAGCTACTGCTTCTGGCGCGCTGCATTCGGCGGGTGCATTTTCGCCTGATCTGGCGTTGTTCTTCCTTCAGTTGGTGCAGGGCATGTTCTTTGCGGCGGATACGCAGGTGAAGGATTGTGAGGCGGCGCAGGTCCAGTTCGTCGGCAAAGTGAAGCCACAGCGCCTTGAGGCCGAAAATCTCAATCTTTTTCAAGCTTGTGCCGGTCTGCTTTGGCGCGGCCTGTGTACCTGTGACGGGTACACGGGGTGGGGTATGTACTCTGGTTTGCATGGTTGCTCCGATCACCGATAAGGGGTCGCGATTTTGCCTGTCCAGGCGTCGAATTCGGTGCACAGGGCGGCGAAGCGGTCGGCAGCGGCTTTGTTGCTGTTGAGCAGGCCACGGCTGTTCACACCGCAGATCAGGCGGACATACTCAGCGGCGGCGCTGGACATCAGTGACTTACCGGGGAGGCCGCTGCGCTGTGCTGCAAATTCCTGAAAGCGCGGATCATTGCAGAGGATTCCCGCCTGCTGGGCGGGTGGCATTTCGGCAAAGGGCTGGCGGTTCATAGGCTCTCCCCTCTCTCCATGTGGCGGATTTCGTGAGGGGTGATCTTGCCTGTTGCGCTGACTGCTGCGAGTGTTCCGGTCATAGCTTGAACTCTTAGAGGTTGTGAAAATTCATGAGCATTTCGGATTGGGATAGGGACACCAGTGGGAACGTTAAGGTATGTCCGGTGGAGGGCTGGGAGCCTGCTCTTGGCTATGGGATGACGTGCGTTCTGCGCCTTGAATATTCTGAAATGCCCGCAGATCTTGCGGCGAAATCTGAAAGCAGTCCGCAATCTCGTGCAGTTCAAATCGCCTTGGCCCCAGATCAGGCTGAGGATTTGGCGCAAGTGCTGCTGCGTTTGGCTGAACTGGCTCGTCAGGGTTCTGAACAGGCAAAAAGCTGACGCTGCGGGCCGCGAACCCTAAGCCTTCTAGGCTTTCAGTGCCGGGGTCAGCTGCTGCAAGCGGTGACAGGCTGTAGGCCCGGAATTCGCGGCAGCCGTCAATTTCACGATCTGAAACGATCAGTAGACCATCACAGAAACCGATCTCTATTTGCTCCGGCGCCAGCGCGCGCGGGGTCTTTTGTCGCGGCAGGCTCATCAGCTTGCGCCTTGCGCAATCAATGCCGGCGGACGGGCGGGAAGGCCTGACGCGGTGATGTGGCGTCGGATGCGGTCCGCGATCCTGCTGGGTGGTTCAATCCGGTGCGCGGGTTCATCAAGCTTATCGAAATTGACGCGCTGGCCTCGGGCGGATTTCAGGACTGACCACGACCAAATGAATTTATTTGGATTGTTACAGTGCGCTGCTGGGTCGCTTACGGTGTCCAGCGCAGCAGAAAAGAAGTCTCTATCCATTCCGTATACCCTCAAGTCGATTTTGAACGTTACGAATTGTCTGCCCGATTTGTATTGATGGGTCAATACAAAATGTATAGAAATGCGGTGACCGTGATTGTGAGAGGGTTAGGGCTATGAGTGTTGCGCGTATTCTTGTAGATTTCGCCTTAAGGCAGAACGCAGGTGGCAGATTGGTTAAGGATATAGTTCGTCGTATTGCGGCTGGAGCGTTGCTTGCGGCGCTACTCCCATGGGGTGGAGGCGTGAATGCGCAGGATACATCTGAATTTCAGTTGATTTTCGAATTAGGCACAAGTCGGTTTGCCCTAGCGGAGCATGTCCTTCGTTCGAGCGCGGACTATGTGGCCGAAAATCCCGAAGCTGGGGCTGGTCAGGGCCATGTCGCACTGAAAGGAATATTGAATAGCAGTCGGCATTTTCGGTCAATTTTGGCGCTAAGTGAGAGTGGGGTTTTGAAGTATGACAGCTTCAATCTTGTTCCCTATGAGGGCGCTGCGGACTTGGGTGACCGGAGTTATTTCAAAGATGCGACCAATGCTAAGGCCAAGGTGATGATCATTGGTTCACCGGTTGTTGGGCGGCAATCAGGTCAGTCCTTCATACCACTTTCGATGGCCGTACCGGTTGGTCGAGCTAAGAAGCAACCTGTTGTGGTGCTTACGGTGCCACCAGAGGCGTTGCTCCCCAAAGCCCATATGTGCCCATTTTGCGGCGTATCCATTGTGTCAGATGGGGAGGTAATAGCATCAAACCGACCACTCTCTGAAATGAACAAAACGGTGCTAAGGGGGATGCCTTATGAGGGGTTGTACGGCGCGCGCGAAATTGAGGTCCGGGGGATGTCTGTGGCCGTCCATTGGCGGCGATCAAAAGAGTACAACATAGTGTTCGTCTACTTTGAGGCTGAAGGTGGTTCAGAGTAGACTGAGAGACTGTTACCGGTTGAATTCGGGCGCCCTGCATGGCGCCCATTTTTTATTTCCGACCTTGTTGGTCGAGCAGTCTGCGGGCGGTGTTGGGGGTGATGTCCCTGGCTTGTGCGATTTCGAGGACGATCCAGTTAATCGCCCCTGGCGATAAGTCAACTGAGCTTTCTTTCGCCGTAAGTGCATATGTCGCTGACGTCCCGACCAGTATGCCAAGCGAGAATAGTGCGCTGTAGCAAACCCACTTCAGTTCGCTTCGCGCACTTTTTGGTTGATCATTGTTTGGCTTCGATTCGCCCAGCTTGGCGAGCTTCGCCGTAAGTTCCTCTGTTCCAATAACTTGCATTTTCTCTCTGCTTTTCCTCGGTGGGGGGTAGATTGTGTTGGTGAACGTATAAGGGAATCTACAAAATGTATAGCATTAGAATTGCGCGGACGGTTGATGCGGAGGAGATAGCAAGGGTTCATGTCCAGTGCTGGGAGGAGTGCTACCCATTTTTGCCAGCTGAGATCAGGAGGGCAAGAAATCTAGACTCGAGATTATCGCTGTGGATGAGCAGGCTTGGATGCAAAGATACTGCGAGAACTTGGGTGTTGGAAGATGCTGGTCGTATTGTTGGATTTGCTCACTTGGTGCCGAACACTGACCCTGAGATACCAGCGGCCGATGCGGAGCTTCACGCTTGCTATTTTTTGCCGGAATATCGAGGGACGACGGCGGGGCCTAAGATGATGACTGTTATGCTCAGATATGCCCTTGCAAATGGGTGGGGCACATTTTGCATCTGGGCTTGGAGAGACAATCCAATACGCATCACTTATCGTGCGCTGGGTCTAACACCAGTCGTGAGGAGAGATCGTGAGCTTTGCGGTTACTCTGCCCCGGAGGTGGGGTACTATCATGCCGATGCAACGGCAATGATAGAGAAGCTAGACAACATGGTCACCCAGATCGAGCTGCGCGGCGATGGAAGGCGAAGTCTACGACGTTCTGCAGTCCGCCATCGCCCGACTGCCTGACGTAATCGCAGATATCTATAACCAAATCGGCTATGTCTCGAGGGTTTGCGGCAGCGGCTCCCTCGTGGCTCAATACGAACGTTATGACTTCTTTTAGCCCGCCGTCGCTTAGGCCGGAAATCACCGGGTTCTTGGTATTGGTTCCAAAGGTGATAAAGCACGGGTCCGCTTGGAAGGCATCTGCGTATTTCTTGATATCCGCAGGTTTACAGCCTCGGGTGCCATTTTCATGTGCGGCATAGGTGGAGCCGGTCCAGCCAAAGCTGGCGGCTGCCTCTGCGGCTGAGCGAAAGCCTGCTGCAAGGCGGGCGTCTCTAAGTCGATCTGCGATTTCCATGTATTCGTTCATATGTCAGATTGCTATTCAAAATGGGTTGATTTTCAACACAAAATGTATAATTTGCCCATTATGAGCAAGATTTTTGGAATTTGGGACCGGATTTCCGATTTGCAGGCGGACCTTGGCGGCGAATACAATAAGTGTCGCGCTTGGAAGCTGCGGGGAGAGATACCGCGGGCATATGATCTCAAGCTAATTCAGATACTGCCCTCACGCGGGTTTAGGACTGATTTGGTGAAGCTCGATGCTTGGCATGAGGCCCACAAGCGCAGGCGAGTGCATCTTAGGGAGATGGGCGTGTCCGTTGAGGATCAGGCAAAACTTCCATTTCCTGAGTTGCCGTTCGAGCGCGCTAGCTTTGTCAATGATATGTCTCCGGCGGGTGGCGCGCAATGACCGCATGTGGCGTATTGTTTCACCCTATTTTGGGTGGCGGCCAGCCGTCATTGAACCCCGCTCCGCTACTTGATCGGTGTGAACATGTGCTTGTTATCTCCGAGACATCGCCGAACATCATCCGCAATTATGTAAAGGGTAGTGCAGATTGCGCCTTGGCTGCCGGGGTCCTGCAGGTTTCTGTCCGCAAGGAAGCTATTGTAAATTCGATTGTTGCGTGTCGTTGCGACATCAATGCTGCAATCATAGCTGTGGACCCAATCAAGATTTCCTGTCGGGCTTGTGGCGCACTTTTGGAGCGCTTTCTTCTCATCGTCTGTCGAGGATGGGAAAAATTTTTCCGAAAGGTCCAAGGTGGCTTCACAGGCGACTTTCTGAATGTCTACGCAGTCATTGTAGAAAAGATAGTCGGGTTGCTGATCTTGGTGCAGCGCGTGACAAACGCTGAATGCGGCCTTGGGGGTGCAAAATTCGCTGGCGTTGGCATGGGCTGCAAAGCTGGCCACTATGGTGGCGCAGACAAAGCGAATGACAGTCATGTTATCCCTTTCGGTGTGTGTTTTTCTACCGCTGAAGGTGCAGGTAATCAGAGCGGTAAACAAGCCCCGGTTGTCATCAAAAACACAGCGGGCACAGAGGGCCGCCACCCTCGCTTCGTCGCCGATTGGGGGCAGGCGCGCCTGCATGATGTGGCCCCCGTATCCTCCCTGTTGGAACCTGGGCGCGTTGGTGCAGCTTGCACTGCGCGCCCCTTTTTCCAAGGGGGTTGCCATGAGTATTGATGCGGTTTGCCGATACGCTCGTACGTTTCCGCTGTTGGCGGATTGTCAGCATTTCGAGGTTCCGAAGCAGATGTGGCACGTCGCAGGCGAGTTCGTCTTGGCCCGCCAGCCCGATGCTGATGGGTTTATCGATTATTCACAAGTTGTAGCTCCCATTGGATCCCGGCTTCCTGGGTCAAAATGCTCATTCACCATTGGCGAGTTGTTGATTTTGGCCGATGAGCGCGCTGATGGCATCAGTCTGGCCATTATAGCGCCCGATAAGTTTGAGATGGTTGGTGCATACTCTCCGGGTGAATTTGCGGGAATTCGTGTCAACCCGAATTCGTCGCTTGGATCTGAGCAAGCGCCAGTGTTTGTGGAGAATTTCGCGTTTCTAATGGCGCTGATCAACGAGCCTCGCATTGTCGCACGCGGTCCTGCAGGAACTCGTCAGCAGCGCCGCGCGGCCCATCGGGGCATGGGATTTGCAGTTGATGCTTGGACCCGCGTTAGTTGGGATCTGAGTAAGGCAACCGTTGCAAAAGTTAGCCAGGATCCCGCCTTCCACAAAGTGCCATTGCACTGGCGGCGCGGCCACTATCGGCGCGCGTTGCCTCATTTCAAAGACGCAGTTCAGCGCCCGGATGCTTTTCGTGTCGAGGATCGGAGCGGGTGGTGGCAATGGATTGGTGGCCAGTGGGTTGGCCATCCTGCTTTTGGCATCAAGCGATCTGTGCATTCCCCCAAACTTAGCACGGGTTGTCTTGCGATCCGAGGCGGTTGCCATGCTTGACCTTCAGTCCTGCGCGTTGGCGTTTCCTGACCGGCCTGATTGGGTCTGGTTGCGTTGGTATTGGGGCGTCACAGATTTGCTGCGCGATGGGGTGACGCTTGATGGCGTTGCTAAGCGTGAACGGGGGCGCGTTGCCTGCCTCGCCACGCCTTATTCTGATTTTCCCGGCGGTCCAGTGTTGGCGGCTGACTACGCGGCGGAATGGGCGGGGTTGCTAAGTGGGGCAGGGCTGCTGCCCTTGGCGCCTGCGCAATCGGCGTATGAGGCTGGCGCGGCCAGCGCTGAGGTTGGCCCGGTTTCTCGCGTTGCTGAGTTTGTCGTGGTGCCCCCGATCGAGGGTTGGCGTCAGTCGGCTGAGGTCTGGCGCGCTGTCTGTGCCGGATTAGGCGCGATGCGGCCTGTGTATCTGCTGAACGGGGGTGCCTGATGGGCCAGAATGTTTCCAGTGCTGTGATGCAGCAGCGGTCAGAGCCGCATAGCAGCCTTGATGATTTTCCGACGCCGCCTTGGGCGGTCCGCGCGCTCTGGCATTTTTTGCAGTCACAGGGCTTCACGGCGGGCGGTATAGCGCGTGAACCTGCGGCGAACCGTGGTCATCTCGTGCGAGTGCTGGCCGAGATCTTCGATCAGGTCGATGCGGCTGATGTCCACGACTACGGCGCAGGGTTTCCGGTTCATGACTACCTGTTCGGGCCAGATCCTGCGGTGGTTGACTGGACGATTTCAAACCCGCCTTTCAAGCTGGCGGAGCAGTTTATTGAGCGCGCAGTGCGGACAAGCCGCGAAGGCTGCGCATTTCTGGTTCGCACCGCATTCCTTGAGGGGCAGGGTCGGTTTGAGCGCCTGTTTGGTCAAACCCCGCCAGCATTTGTGCTCCAGTTCTCCGAACGGGTGGTGATGCACAAGGGTCGGTTGGCCCCTACGGGTAGCACGGCCACCTCCTATTGTTGGGTCGTTTTTCTGCGGGACCATCGTTCTGGCGTGACAGAGTTGCATTGGGTGCCACCGTGCCGCTTAGCCTTGGAGTGCGAACGGGACTATCCTGATGATGGTCTTGGTCTCGCTGAGTTCGATCGCGAGGTGCTGATTGATGGCTGAGCGGGATCTTTGGCGGGCGATCTTGGCCCTGGCTGTATCGGATACTCTCTATGAGGGGGAGGCACCGGTCGCCTGCGATGCACGTGATGCGGCGCGCGAGTGGTTCCGGTTTGGTGGTCGTGATTTCCGCTTCACATGTGTGATGGCGGGATTTGACCCCGATGCGGTGCAAGCACGGTATATGGCGGGCAAGTTCTCAGCAGTCGCTGAGGCTGGGCGTGCGTTCATGCACCATTCTGCGCGGCAGCCGCGTGTACCGGAGGCAATACGCGCATGGCCGCGCGTTTCCGCCCGTCACCAACAAAAATCAGAGCAGCAGGGAGGTCAGAATGGATGATCTAATTGAGTGTCCGAATGCGCCGCAGGATATTTGGCCACTGAAGAGGGGTGACACTCTGTCATCTCATGATTGGTTTCCTTTCTTCAGTCATCGGTTTCTAGGCTCAACTTTTGTGCGACGTTGCCGCGCCACTAAACGGCGTGAAGATATCGGAACTGCGGTGATCTTGTGGGCTGAGTCAATGCGCCAAGATCCGGCTGGCACCCTGCCGCCCGGTGATCTCGATTTGGCGGATCTCGCTCATTTTCACTGCATGGATGAGTGGCAGCAGGCTAAGGAAAACGTGCTCTATGGATGGGTGCCGGTCCTGGTTGAGGATCCGCGCACGGGCGAGTTTGAGACCAAGTTGGGTCATCCGGGTATGATTGAAGATATTGTGCAGGATATGCACAAGCGCAAAAAGGGGCGTGATCACGCTCGTGAGGCGCAGAACCTTGCCACCAAAAAGTTCAGAATTCGAGACAAGATGCGAGGCATGGGTGTTGATGAGCATATCATCAGCGATGATCGCGCTGTCACAGCGCTTGCAGAATTCTTCGCTCAATCTAGCCTCTACATAACACCTGATAATGTGCGGACGGCCATGATTGAGGTGCTGGGCTACACTGGCAAGGTTACCCCGATAAGCGCGGCGCGGGACCGGTGATATTCATCTGCAATACTCCTGAAATGCAACTGAAATGATTTCACTACATTTCAGGATGATTTCACCCTGTAAGTGAAATTGCCCTACAGGACAGAACAAAAAAATACAGAAAAATACAAAACACCTTATTGGCGCAGAACTCTGGCGGGACGCCTGTGGATAACTTGGAATTGCTTAGAAGAAAGGCAGAGCAGACATGGACGCTAGAGAGCAGCAGGCGGGCGAAAAGCGGGTGCGGGAGCACCTGATTGATCCGCTGACCCGGTTGGGGTTGGTGAAGCCATCGGGAATGACGGTGGCGCAGTTCAAGGTGATGCAGGACGAACTCTGCGGCAAGCTGGCCTATATGACGGATCTGAACCTTCAGGCGCTGGCCGAACAGGTTCGATCAATGCCGAGCGGCAAGAGTAAGGATCGGTTTCCGATTGCCGCCAAGGTGCTGGGCTGGGCGGCGCAGATCCAAGCGCCCGCCGATGACGCCTCGCCCTTGTTCCGCGCGGTGTTCGGTGGTGCTCTCGGTAAGGCTGCGATGGCGGAGGATTTCGCGCCGGAACTGTTGGCGCATCTGCGGAGCCATCGGGTGTGGCCGCGCGAATACGATGTGCGCCAGATCCGCGAGCGGTCAGTTGAGGCCAAGCGGCGCATCACTCGGATGATTGAGGCCGAGCAACGCGGTGGTGTCGTATCAGCGGAAGATGAGCGGCTGAGGGCTGCGCGTGCGCAGGCATCAGAGAAGTGCCGACGCATTATTGAGATCGTCGAGAGCGGGGGTGCAGCATGACCGAACATGTAGTGATTGTCGCGCCCGATGGTGTTGCGCGGCTACAGGCTGAGGCGGATCGAATTGCCGCGATCAAAGCGCGCTGCGCTGTTCCGTCGGCCTGTGGTGATGAGATCCGGTTGGCCCCCGGTCGTGGTCCCATGATCCAGTTCACGCCTCGGGAGATCCGGCAGACCAGCGCCGGTGGCTTTGCCGCTGTCAAGTCGGGTCATGAAGGCAAGGATGCCGCGCGGGTGGCTGATGTTTTTGATGAGATGGACCGAGCCGCGCGTAAGGCGCATCGGGCGGTTCAGCACCGTTTGGAGCAAGAGGGGAAAGATCCGCAGCCTTATGTGCCGCCGTTCACGTCCGGTCAGATCAGCGCGGGCCGAGACTATGCCGCGCTGGTGGAGCGGGTGAGCGCATCGGGCGTCAAGTGCTCCTCCCTTGAGGCGGTCAATTCCAGTGGTGGCGGCGGTGATCGGGAAGAGGCGATCTTCCGTGACTTCCAGCGGTTGCGCGCGTTGCAGCGTCGGATCGGCGATGGGCTGGCAAAGGAGGTGCGGCGCATACGCCCTTCGCAGAATGGCGGGCGCAAGCGGTCGGCCATCTATGTTCGGCGGCTTGTTGACTTGGTATGCCTAGGCGATCTGCCGCTGGAGGGCGTGTTGGCTTCGCATGGCTGGGCAAAGGATGGACGCGCGATCCAGTCGCTGCGGGCTTCACTCTGCGCCGCTCTGGATAGAATGCAGGGCTATGACCTGTCAGACTGAGAAAGAGTGTTGACACTTAACCCACCTGCGAGGCATGAATAGTACATCATCACGAAATGCGCCCACGGGAAACCGGCGGGCGCTTTTGCGTTGGTGCTTCCTGAACAGTGAGGGTTGCCCGTGCCGCAGCTAAAGATCTGTGTGGCCTCTGGCTGCGAAGACTATGCGCTGCCTGGGTTGTCTCACTGTGATCGGCATGAGGCGGAGCGTCAGGGCAAGCTGAAGGCGCGACGAGCTAAGGCGCAGACATCAGAGACGGCGCTAATGGCGCGAGCGCTCTATGCGGATCCACGCTGGCGCGCTGCTAGCAAGGCATTCTTGTGCCAGTTCCCCATGTGCCGCGATTGTGGCGAGTTGGGTGTGATCGAACCGGCCACGGATGTTGACCACATCGAGCCTCACAAAGGTGATCGGAAACTATTCTGGGATCGAAAGAACTGGCAGTCGCTTTGCCACAGGTGCCACAGCCGAAAGACGGCGCGCGAGGTCTTCCACGGTGGGGGGGGATCCAAAAATTAGAGGTGTTATATCCGTAACCGGCGGCCATACCTTTGTTTTCGCGAGCGTGAAATTGGAGAAAAAAACCCACTTTGAAAGGAGGGGCAGAGATGAAGGGACGCAAGCCGAACCTTGAAAATGTCATTCCCATGAAAGGTGACATGCCCAAAGAAATCCCGGGTGCGCCGGATTTCCTTGATGATCTGGGACGGCAGGTCTGGGATGAGCTAGCGCCGGAGCTGGTCAAAAAGGGGCGGCTTGAACTGCTCTACAAATACCAGTTCGGTTCTTATTGTTCGGCAGTGTCGAACTTTATCCAGGCGACGAACACGCTGGCGCTTGAAGGCCTGTTCTATGAAACCGGCAAGGGTCGCAACGGCAACCAGCGCCGTAAACACCCGGCGCTGGCATTGCAGGATACTGCCGCCGCGAGCATGCGGAGAGACTCTGCGCTGTTCGGTCTGTCTCCGGTCGATGCCGCCCGCTTAGAAGGCGGTGATCAGGGTGACCTCTTCGATGAGGTCATGAAACAGTTGAATGGAACCGATTGACCACCCGGTTTCCCGTTATGCGCTTGGGGTGGTCGAAGGGGATACCGTCGCTGGGGAACTGGTTCGCATGGCCTGCGAGCGCCACTTGCTGGATCTTGAGACCGGGGCAGATCGGGGTCTGGTCTTTGATTGCGAGGCAGCCAGTCGGATCATTCGCTGGGGTGGCATGCTCCAGCACACAACCGGGCCGATGGCTGGTCAACCGCTGAAGCTGGAGCCGTGGCAAGAGTTCCGGCATGGGTCGGTCTTCGGGTGGAAACGTGCTGAAACTGGCCTGCGCCGGTTTCGCTCAACCTATCATCAGGTTGGCAAGAAGAACGGCAAGACGACCGATACGGCGGTGCCGATGCTCTACACTCAGTTGTTTGATGGTGAGGCGGCGCCGCAGGGGTACTGTGCTGCAACCACAAAAGATCAGGCAGGGCTACTGTTCAAAGAGATGAAGCGGATGATCAAACGATCGCCGCTGTTGCGCCAGATGATGAGGGTCTGGCGCGCGTCGATCGAAAGTCCGCGGACAGATGGTCTCATCGCGTGTCTGAGCCGGGACGGGGATTCCTCGGACGGGATTAACCCCAGTTTTCTAGCACGGGATGAAATGCACCGCTGGACCGATCGGGAACTGGCAGACACGATCGTTGAATCGATGATTGCGCGGGCGCAGCCGATTGACTGGGTGATCACTACCGCTGGGCAAGATCGCAGCTCACTCTGTGGCGAGTTGCGCGACTATGGTGAGAGCGTCCTGCGCGGATCCGTTGAAGATGATTCCTTCTTTGGTTTCATTGCGGAGCCGCCTGCGGACTGTGATCCGGCAGATCCGCAGTTCTGGGCCATGGGAAACCCGAACCTGGGTGTCAGTAAGCAGATCGATGCGATGCAGGACACGCTCAAGAAAGCGTTGGCCATTGCGGGCCGGATGCCGAACTTCAAAAGGTTTCACCTGAACCTTTGGACCGAGGGCGCTGAGACTTGGATTGCAAGGGATGTCTGGGATCAGGGTCTTGCGAAAGCGCCGTTTGATCCGGCGATGCTCTATGGGCGCAAGGCTTGGGTGGGGCTGGATCTGTCAAACAAGGTCGACACCACAGCGATCGTGGTGGCGGTGCCTGTTGATGGGGTGATCTATTTGATCACATACACCTTTTTACCGGCGGGTCCGAAGGGGTTCATCCAGCGGGCACAAACGGAAAAGCGCGAATACGTGGGCTGGCGGGATCAGGGCTGGCTGGAGGTTCATCAGGGCGGGACCATTGATGAGGATGCCATTGCCGAGCGACTTGAGTGGATCCGCAAGCATTTCGATTTGCAGGAAGTGGCCTATGACCCTTGGGGTATGAAGTATCTGGCTGACAAGCTGGATAAGCGCCGGTTCCCGATGGTCGAACACCGGCAGGGCTATGGCTCAATGTCGAACCCAATGAAGCGGTTCGAGGAAAAGGTGGCCCAGGGCAAGATCCGCCATGGCGGCAATCCTGTCCTGGCATGGCAGGTCGGCAATGTTCATCGCGACGAAGATGCGGCGGAGAACATCAAACCGAACAAGAAGAAATCGACGGGGCGTATCGATGCCGCTGTAGCTGCCATTATGGCGCTGGGGCGGGCTGAGGTGGGCGAAGAGAAACGCAAGGCGCGGGAAGTTGAGGTCGTATGAAAGTCTTCGGTCTGGAAATCACACGCGGCAATTCGGCCAATACTGAAAGGCCGGTTCGGGTTGAGCCGCCGATGGTCGAAGCTATTGCCGAGACTTCTGGCGTGGCCCGACCAGAACCGTGGATGACTGAAATCGGCTTTGGTGGTGGCCGTGGCGGCACCGGGTCTAAGCGCTTGCCAAATGTCACTGCACGGCGGGCGGAGCAACATGGCACAGTGTTTGCCTGCTGCAATAACATTGCAGGGGATCTCTCCAAGGTTCCGCTGAAGATCTGGGAGCGCAAGGCGGATGGCCAGGAGGTCCGTGTGCGCGATCATCCTGCGGCCTATCTGCTGAACGTCGAGGCATCGGAGGGGGTGCCCGCAAAGGTCATGCGCTATGCGCTGGTCTATGCTTGGGCTTTGCGTGGCAACGGTTTTGCCTATGGGCCCCGTGATGGTGGCGGTGATCTGGAAATGATCGAAGTGATTGATCAGGATGGATGCAATCCGCTGCGGGCTGGCCGCGCCCGGTTTTACGATTTCACCGATGGGGCGGGTGTGTATCGTCGTGTTCCCAGCCGATCGATGGTGCATCTGCGCTACATGGCTCTGGACGGTTGGACGGGGCGTTCTCCGCTACAGGTGGCTAGTGAGACGGTAGGGCTTGCATTTGCGGGGCAGGAATCTGCTGCGCGGTCTGTTTCTGGCGCACATTCCAAGGCGTTCATGAAGCTGGGCGATCACTATGAAGACGACGCCGCGCGGACCCGAAATGCAAAGCGGTTGAAGGATCATCTGACCAACCCGAATTCGGACGGCATTCCCGTGCTTGGTCCTGATGACGATATCAAGAGCCTGGATCTGACCGCCGCAGATCAAGAGCTGTTGTCCAGCCGCAAATTTGATCGTGAGCAACTTGCCGCAATCTACCGAATGCCGCCGTCAAAATTGCAGATGTTGGAATACGGCGTGAAGGCAAATGGGGAGCAGCAGGCGATCGACTATCTGACAGACTGTCTGCTGCATTGGTCAGGTCTGGCAGAGCAGACGTTGGCGCTGTCGATCCTTACACGGGGTGAGCGCGATCGAGGATTGTTTCTGCGCCATGATTTTGGGGCGCTACTACAGCCGACAATCAAGGATCAGATCGAGGCCGTGACCAAGGCGGTTGGTGGCCCTGTCTACACCCCGAATGATGGGCGGAAAAAGCTTGGCCTGCCGCCAACTGAGGGCGGCGACAAAATGAATCCTGCACCGAACATGACGCGGGATGACAGCAAGGACGCGAAGGGGAAAGAGAAATGAGCGGGACAACCATTGGTGCGCTACTGGGAACAGCTGCGGTTGCGATCTGTGCAGAACATTTGCCCATGCTTGACGCCGTGCTTCCAGGTCAGGCTCCTGAGGGTGTCGACGCGATGCAGGCCATGGTTGGCGCTGGCGTCAAGGTCGAACGGGGTGAGCGCTATGTGGTTCATCATGGCATCGCCTATGTGCCTGTTCGCGGGGTCCTGTCTCCAAATTCTGAGATCCTTGAGCGCTGGTTTGGTTGGGCCACCTATCACGGGCTGATTGACACCATGAGTGCGCTTTCTGCGAGTGATGAGGTGCGCGGTGTGGCGCTGTTTTTTGACACGCCGGGGGGAGCGGTCGTAGGTGTTCAGGGTGCAGTCGAGGCGGTCAAGGCTTGTGCTGCGGTGAAGCCGGTGCATGCGTTTGTCTATCCGCTCGCGGCTTCTGCTGGCTATTGGCTTGCCAGCCAGTGCACAGAAATCATTGTCAGCCCTGGTGCGTGGGTGGGGTCGGTCGGTACCATGATGAACAGCAACCAGCCGGTGCAGTCGGGTAGTTCAGGCTATCAGGACTATATTCTGACCTCGCACCATGCCGGAGCCAAGCGTCCGGACCTGTCGACGGATGAGGGGCGCTCGCTCGCACTGGACCGCTTGAACGCCATGGAGGCAGATTTTCACGCTGCCGTTTCTGAAGGACGCGGGATCCCGGTCGAAGATCTGAAGGTGAGCCTGAGCCGCAGCGGCAACACCGCACATGGCGGGGATGTTTTCTGGGGTAATGATGCTGTTGAGCGTGGGCTGGCAGATGGCCTTGAGGATATCTCTACCTTTATGGCGCGGGTTTCGGCGCTCTATGCCCCGCCGCAGCAGAGGCAGGTGCGGGCCATGATGGCGCGGGCTAAAGCGGCACAGGCGAAAGCCTCTCTCTAACTCTCGGCGGCCAATTCGGCCTGTGTAGACCTCGCGCATTTGCGGCGGGGCCAATTGGGCTGCGCGGGTGCAGCCTTCCATGTCAAAAGGAGAAACAACATGGATATCAACGATCTTCGCCGCATGCTGAAGGCAGCGGCGGACGACATGCAAATCAAGGCCCAAACAATCGAGGATCTGGAAGGTGCCGATACTCCTGATGGGGATGCAATCAAGGCGGCGGTGACCGCATTTGAAGCCTCCGAAGCGGACTTCAAAAAGGTGCAGGTCAAGCTGAACCGTGCCCAAGCGATCGAGGACGCCAAGGCCGCGACGGCGACCTCTGAATTGGAGGCGGTCACTGCGCCTCAGGCAGCCCCTGCTGCGGTGGCAAACCCTGAGGAAAAGGGGATCGAGATCGGCTTTATGGCTCATGCGCTGATCAACGCCAAAGGTGATCGTGACAAGGCGGTAGAGAGCTTGGAAAAAGACGGTCACAGCGCCGTATCCGCAGCCCTGTCCGGTGCAAGTGAAGGGGCTGGTGGTGTCACACTGCCCCGCCCGCAGGCTACGCAGGTAATCGAGCTGCTGCGGCCGCGTGTGACGGTGCGTGCATCTGGCGCGGTTGTGCATGACCTGCCTGCGGGTGAGCTGCGCAATGCGCGGCAGGCCACACCCGCCAGCGCTTCTTATGGCGGCGAGAATGCTGCAATGGTTGAGAGCGAGCCGACGTTCGACAAGGTGGAAGAAAAGTTCCGCAAACTGACCTCGCTTGTACCAGTGGGCAACTCGCTGCTGCGCCATTCCAGCGCGTCGATCGCAATCATGGTGCGCAATGACATTCTGCGGGAGATGGGCCTGAAAAACGATCTGGCATTCCTGCGGTTTGATGGCTCGGGTGTCCTTCCCAAGGGGCTGCGTCATTGGGCGTTGGCAGATCACTGGGAGGCGACGGTGGGCAAAGACCCGGCTGTGGTCGAACAGGCTATTCGTCGGATCAAGAGCAAGGTTGAAGATGCCAATGTGGCGATGGTTGCGCCTGGCTGGATCATGCGCGCATCTGCGAAGAACTTCCTTGGCAGTCTGCGCTGGCCTAATGGGTTCAAAGTGTTCCCGTCGATCGATGACAGCGGCACCCTGCATGGTTTCCCGATCAAGGTAACATCGCAGATCCCGGACAACCTCGGCGTTGGTGGCGATGAAACCGAAGTCTATTTTGCGGACTTCGCTGAAATCATGATCGGTGACGCGCTGCAAATCACATTCGGTACCAGCTCTGAAGCGGCGTATGTCAATCAGGCGGGTGATACCGTGTCAGCCTGGGCGCAGGACCTGACCCTGATGCGGGCGATTGCGGAGCATGACATGGCACCGATGCACGATGAGGCCATCGCCGGTCTGAACGGGGTCGGCTGGAGCCTCTAGGGCGCGCATCTTTCCTTTATGTTTTGGGCCTCGGCGGTGATCGTCGGGGCTTTCTCTTTTCTCCTGAAATCAAGGATTGCTGAAATGACGAAAGTAATCGTGGAATTCCTGCGCGCGCATGGTCGCTTTGTTCGTGGCGATATTGCCGGGTTCGCCCCTGATGTTGTGAAAAAGTGGCCTGCCGGGGTTTGTGTTCCCTATGACCCGGACAAGCCCAAAGCGGGCGGTGTGGCCGTCATCGGTAACATTGAGCTTAATGCTGATGGGGTTCGGAAAATGATCTCCGACGCTGAAACAGAGTTCGCTGCAAAATCTGATGCACTCAGTCAGCGCGAGCAGGAGCTTGCAGATCGTGAGGCGGAATTGGCTGCGCGGGAGCGCGAGCTTTTGAGCCGTGTCGCCGCCGAACAAACAGATGCATCCGCAGAGCCAGAGGAGGCCGCTGCTGTGGATGAGGAAGCAGCCAAAGATGCCACCAAGAAGACCGCCGGCGCACCGCCCAAACAGGGCGCTAAGGCTTAAGGGGGCGAACTGATGCGGGTGATTGAGGTGGATGCCATTCCATCAGGTTTCGAACTGGACGATTTCAAGCGATCTGTTCACATGATGGATGATGAGGCGGAGAACGATCCAGCTCTCGGCCTGGTGTTGGAATCTGCTGAGGCGGCAGTTGCGACTGCGACTGGTCGCCCGGTCACCCCGCGTCTGGTTGAGTTCATCGTCGTTCGTGGCCATTGGTCTCGGTGGTGGTTTCCGGTTCTGCCGGTGCAGGAGCTGACCGGGCTTGCGGTTGATGATGGGGCAGGAGGTTGGATCGATCAGCCTCTTGGTGGAGCGTGGCTCCAGCAGGCGCATGATGAACCGCAGTTGATGATCGGCCCGTCTTGGGCGGGTCGTTCTGTCCAGGGTGATCTGCTGCGCATTCGGGCGCGCGTTGGTGGCGCTGAGGTTTCCACCTTCCCGCGGTTGCGCCAGGCTGTTTTCCTCTTGGCGAAAGAGTGGCTTGACGCTGGTGTTTCGATCGAGGGGGAGACTGTGCCGCAGTTGTCTTTTGGTGTGAGGCTGCTGATCAAACAGGCCCGCTACATCCGACCATTTGAGGTGGCTTGATATGGCGGGTCGCTTGGATCGCCGCATTGACATTGTGAAGCCCCGATTGGTGCCGGTTGGGCTTGGTGAGTTCAAGGAAGATGGCTTTGTTGAGGTCGCGACCAGATGGGCGAAATACACCCCTGTGAGTGACGCTGAGAAGCTGCGGGCGGCAGCGGTGGAGCAAAAGACGGATGCGCGTTTTGTGATCCGGTATTCCCGCGCGTTGGCGTTGCTGGATGAGGATCACAAGATCCGGTTTGATGGCAGTATCTGGTCCATCTCCGGTGTGAAAGAACTGGGTCGCCGCCGTTGGCTTGAGTTCACGGCGCACCGAACCGGCAGGCCAGAGGTGTAGCATGTCCATGAAAATGAAGATTGAGGGGGCGGGCGATATTGAGCGCGCCCTCGGTGCTTTGGCGCGTGGCACCGCAAAAAGCGTCACCCGCCGAGCCATGAAGAGAGCGCTTCAGCCAGTGGCCCGTTCGGCAGAAGGATCACCCTTTGTGATCGCTGTGACCAGTAAGCTGGCGCGGGATCAAAAAGGGTGGGCAAGGAGAGATCAGGGCCGCAGCAAGATTGCGATGTATGTCGGCCCGGTCCAGCAGGATGGATCACATGCACCGCATGCCCATCTGATCGAGTTCGGCACTGGCGATCGCTACCACGAGTCGGGCAAATACGTCGGCGCTGTCATGGCCGATCCGTTCATGCGTCCCGCTTGGGATGCAAATCGTGAGCGTGTGCTGGAGATCCTGAAACGCGAGATTTGGACGGAGATTGAAAAGACGATCGCCCGCGCTGCCCGCAAGGCTGCAAGGGGGTAGGGATGGAAGATGATCTCTATCAGGCGCTTTTGACGCTGGGACACCCGGTTGCGTGGTCGGTCTTTAAGAAATCCGTTGGCTTGCCGCGCATCTCATTGCAGCGGATCAGCACAGTGACCAGCTATTCCCTAGGGAGCCGCGCGAATGTCGAAACCGCGCGGGTGCAGATCAATGTGTCTGCTGAGACTTATCCAGAGGCTGCAGCCCTAGGCAGGGCGGTTTCAGAGCTTTTGACAGAATTGCGCAGCGGGTCGGTGATCCGCTGCCGCGAACTATCGCGCCGGGACGGATCATCCGAGACCGGTGGCGATATCATCCGGCAGCAAATGCTGGATATCTCGGTGCGGTATCGCGCCTGAACCTTGGCCGGGGATCCGGCTTTTCAAACATGATGTGAGGAATAGAGATGACAGCTGAAAATGTTGTTCCGGGCGATCTGTGCACTGTACATTGGTCAGAGGACGGCGTCGTTTGGGAGGAAATCCCCAAGTGCAAAACAGTTGGGGTGCCTGAAGAAAACCCGGAGTACCGCGATCGCACATCGCTTTCCAGCCCTGGCCGCAGTCGTGAATGGGGGGTTGGTCTGACCGATACCAGCGAGCTGACGCTCAACTGTTTTTATTCTACAGCGCTTATCAAAAAGGCACGGCAGTACAAGGCCGCACGAAAAGCTGTCTTTTTCAAGGTTGAATTACCGCCAGAGGAAGGTGTCCAAAGTACGGGTGATGTCTTTGACTACAAGGCCTTCGTCAATCCTTCGACGCCGAATGTCGACCATGAGGGTGACCTGATGACAGACCTGAAACTTCGCCCGACCGGTATCGTAGGTTGGACTGAGGGGGCCGCACTGTGATCAGTTCCGTATCCGTGACAGTGGGTAAGAAGACCCACAAGCTGAAATGCTCCACCCTGGCCATGGCGGATTTGGAAGAGGCGCGCGGCGAAAACTTTGATGTCATCCTGAACCAGCTCATTGCGGGTAATCAAGGCGTCAAAGTCATCATTGCGGCCTGGGCTGCATTCCTGAATGACGGCAAGGGTGTTCCGATTGAGGACGCCGCCGCTGTCTTGGATGACCTCGGCGGCTATGCCGTTGCTGCCCCCTATCTGGCGCAGGCGCTGAGCAAGGCCTTTCCGATGCTTCAACTCAAAACCGGTGCTGATGAAGACGGCGAAGATGGAAGCGACGATGAGGGAAACGAGGTGCCCCCGGTCGAATAGACTGGGGGCACTTGCTGACGACGTGGTGTGAGCTGGGCAATCACCACGCTGATTTCTGGACTGTGAGCCTGCGCGAATATGACCTGATCACCCGTGCAGGTATCACAGCCAAGAAAGACGCGATCGCGGTGCAGCGGGTGCTAAATCAGGAGCTGGGAACTTTGGTTTCCTATGCGTTTCACAAACCCGAAAAAATGCCGGATTTCACCAAGGTGAACGGGGCGAGAACCACCAAGAAAAGCAACCCGAAACAGGATGTCGCGCGGCTGCGCGCCGCCTTTATCGGGTTGCACGTTCAAAGCAAAAAGGGGCAGTAAATGAGTGCAGTTATCGGCGCACTGCGCGGGCTATTGTCCCTGGACAGTGCCGCATTTGAATCCGGCGCCAAACGCTCCAAGGCCGTCATGGGCGGTCTTGAGCGCCGCATGGTCAAGATGGCTGATGGCTTTGAAAAGCACGGGCGCCGGATGTCGCTGGGGTTCTCGCTGCCATTGGCCGGCGCGGCGGCGGTTGCGGTTAAATCCAGCCTGAAAATCGTTGATGCGCAGGCAAAGATGGCGCAATCTCTGGATACCACGGTTAAGTCGGTTCAGGTTCTCGACCGGGCTGCGGATCTGGCTGGCGTTTCCATGGGTGAGGTCCAGCAGGCATCCATCCAGCTCACCAAGCGGTTGAGCCAAGCCGCTGGCGGAACTGGTGTCGCGACCAAGGCGCTGGATCGCTTGCACCTTCGCGCCAGTGATTTGCAGGCTCTGCCGCTTGATGATCGGATCGCCGCAATTCAAGACGCGATGGTTTCCTATGTTCCTGCGGCAGAGCGCGCGGCAGTTGCCTCTGATCTGTTCGGTAGCCGTGCCGGTGTGATCTTCTCCCGGATCGATTCCGCGACGTTGCGAACGGCTGCTGATGATGTCGTGCGATTTGGCGTTGCTGTTTCGGAGGTTGATGCCGACCAGATCGAGGTGGCCAATGATGCGATCTCGCGCCTTGGCGTGGTCGGGCGTGGTGTGGCCAATCAGCTAACCGTCGGTCTTGCGCCGTCGCTGGAGTTCATCAGCGACAAGGCAGCGGATGCTGCCGAATGGTTCAATGGGCTGACAGATCAGACAAAGCAATTTGTGGCGGGTGGGCTTGCGCTGACGGCAGCTATCGGTCCTGCTGCGCTTGGTCTGGGTTTGCTGCTGAAGGTGGCAACCCCTTTGGCTGTCGGCTTGACTGGTGTCGTCACGACGGTGGCCCTTGCCCCTTTAAAATTTGCGGCGGCGGCTAAGGCCGCTCTGGCACTGGAAACGGCGCTGGGTGCGACCAGCGTATCCGCAGGCCTTGCAAGCCTGAGTATTAAGGGCCTAACGCGCGGCCTTAAATTGCTCACTACAGCCGCAACGGCAACAGGTCTTGGCGCCCTGATCGTTGTTGCTGGCGGGATCTATCAGGGTTTCACGCAATCGCGGCAGGCGGCTGAAGACTACGCGATCGCGATCGATGGCGTCCGGGATGCCCATCGGTTGCTGAGCGAGACCACTGACGCATTCTATGCCGATATGTCGGCCAAGAATGCTGAAGCCATGCGGCAGGCGGCAGAGAACGCCCGAAATGCAACCCGAGAGGCATTGGCGGCAGCAAAAGCCGAACTGGAAGCGGCTTCTTTCACAACCAATTTCTTTGGCGCCAGCCTGTATGAAACCGAACGGATGGCCAAGGCCAAGGCAGATATCCAGGCGTTATCCGAAGCCTTGGCAATCGCTGAGGCGCGCTTGGATGCTGCGTCTGTGGCAGCTGATAGAACTGCAGATAGCACCGGATCGGCTGCAGTCAGTGCTGAAGCTGCGGCTGCGGGAAGCCGAAACCTTGAGGCTGGACTGAGTGGTGCTGCCTCGCAGGCGGCCACTGTCAGCAGTTTTCTGGGCAGCCTGCCGGGTGCATTGGCGGGCGCTCAGGCGAACATAGCTGGACTGAAGGCCGGTATGTCAGCGCTGGCCAGTGGTGGCTCTAAAGCTGAAGCCAGTGTTGCGAAGTATCGGGCAGAACTTGAGGCGTCATTGCTGGCGCAGGGGAATCTGCAAGATGGTCACGCTGAAACTGTACGCGAGGGCATCAATCAGAAGGTTGAGCTTTTTGCACAAGAGCAGAAGCTGCGGGCCGAATATCAGAAGCAGATCACCACGCTCGGCAAGGTGAAATCCGCCGCCGGTTCCGCGTCCAAAAGCGCGCTGCCGGGGTTGGTGCAAGAGATCGCCCATCGCCGTAAACTGGTCACGCTGACCGGTGAACAGCGGCGCAAATATGAGGCGTTGCATGCGGTGCAGGGGCGCTTGGGGCGCGATGCTGCGAACCTCAGCAAGGATCAGATCAACGGGTTGGCTGATCAGCTGATCGCGGTCGAGGATCAGGAAGAGGCCCTGCGGCGCGTCACCAGCATGCAGGAACAATGGTCTGAACAGATCACCCGCACAGCGTTTGAGGGCGGCAGCCTGAGCGATACGATCAAGGGTATGCTGAAGGATATCGCCTATCAGTTTGCCCATTCGAAAATCGTGCTGCCGGTGGTGGCTTCCGTTACGAATGTGCTTGGGCTGGGCGGCCTCATCGGCGGTGGCGGTGGCGGTGCTGCCGCTGGCGGCGGCGGTGGCAGTCAGGTTGGTGGCTTGCTCGGACTGGGCGGTTTGGGCGGCAGTCTGGTTAGCGGCTTTGGGTTGGGTGCGTCTACTTTGTTTGGCGGTGGCCTTGGGGCATATACCGGCCTGCTGGGTGCCCAGGGCGCTGCGGCCCTGACGGGTTCTCTGACCTCGATCGCGGGCTTTGCTGGGGCTCTCGGTCCGATTGCCATTGGCCTTGCAGTTTTGGCTAAGGGCCTTTCCCGTGAATATGACGGGCGCGCCGTGCGTGGTTCGCTTGGTCCCGAAGGGTTTGAGGGGTTCGAATTCGACTTCTGGGACGGCGGTTTTCTGCGCGGTGATAAGCAGGTCAACCACGAAACACGCCCAGAAATTCAGGCTATGCTGGACGATGGCGCTGAAGCGGTTCGCACCAATGTCGAGAAGATGGCCGCTGCCATGGGACTTGGCGCCGATGCGATCAAGGATTTCACCGCCGATGGCTTCACGATCTGGCTGACCGGTCCAAACGCGGGCAGTCAGGAACAGGTTGCGAAGGCATTTGAGGAGCAGCTGACCAAGCTCGGCGACGGCATGGCTGATCTGGTCTTGAAGACTGAAGACTACGCCAAGGCCGGTGAAGGGTCGTATGAAACGCTTGCCCGTCTCGGTGGGTCGCTGATCACTGCCAATGAGGGGTTTGACCTCATCAATCAAACCTTGCTGACAGGCTCTTTAGAGGCTGCGAACAGCGCTTCACTGCTGATGGACGCTTTCGGCGGTGTTGAGCAGTTCACGACCGGCCTCGGCTCCTACTTTGAGCTGATGTTTACCGATGTGGAAAAACAGGCCAAGCGGCAGGAATATGCGCAGAAAGCCCTTGATGAGGCGGCAGGCGAATTGAACCTGACTCTGCCGACCACCCATGAGGCATTTCGTAATCTGGTCGGTGGTCTTGACCGGACAACCGAAGAGGGGCGCACCGCCTATGTGACCTTGATCGGTCTCGCGGATGAATTCGCCGTTGTTCATGGCAACGCGCAAGAGGCAGCGGACGCGCTGGAAGGGGCGGGCGATAGCCTGTCGCAGTTGGAGGCAGAGGCGCAGAAGCTGAAAGAACAGGATCTGCGCGATGCCTTTGACGGGTTGAGTGCGTCGATCGATGAGGCGGTGAAGCGCTTGGAGGGCCGTTTGGATGTGGTCGGTGACCGGCTGAAACTGCGGTTCAAGCGGTTGCAGATCTCAGTCGCTGCTGAGCGTGAGGAATTCCGCACGCGCCATGACGGGCTGATGGATACGTTGTCAGGCCGTCTGAGCAGCCTTGAAAATGCTGCCGCTGCGTCCAGTCGTCTCTTTGAAACGCTGGACGATGCCGCCAAGTCCCGCCGCAGCGTAGATGCGGGTGCCGCTGTGATGGCGCGGCGCAATGCGCTGGCATATGTCAAGGATGGCGGTTCCGACCCGAACCAACTGGCCAACGCGCTGGGGGTGTTGGGTGAGGACAATTCGGGCACCTTCTCAAATGCTGAGGACTATCTGGCGGACTTCTACCGGACGTCCAACATCATCGCGCGCCGCGCTGATGGGGCAGAGGCGGCGATGAGCGCTGATCAGATGGCCGTCGATGCCTTGGAGCGCCAGATCGAACTGGAGAAATCGCAGTTTGATGCCGAAATGGCCCGTCTGGATCAGATCCTTGCAGATGGGCGACAGGCGCTGGAAATGGCGACCGGCGAATACATCGCGGCGATCAAGGTTGAGAATGCCGTTTCTCAGCTCAATCACACTGCCGAACGCCATGCACTGATGTCGGAGCGGATCGAGGGCAGGGTGGCGGAACTGGAAACCATCCGAACCAGTATGCAGGAACTGGTCGCGTCCACCATAGATCCGGGCGTCGGCCTGCCGGGTGTTGTCCAAGGCGTCCATAACGTTGTCTCGGCGGTTCACAGTCTGAGCGGTGATCTGTCAACCATGGTGAGTGGTATCTCGCAAGCCGTAGCGTCTCAGCTCAACTCGTTTGCGGCCTCGCAGGCGAACTCCCTTAAATCCGTGCAAAACCAGATCCGCAATCTGGCGCAAGCCCAGGCGGCGGCTGCGGCGCCCAATCAGAACAAGAAACTGGAGCAAGAGATGCAGGGGGTGAAAACCGTGCTGGAGGGGTTCTTGGGGCCAATCTCGGATGCCACCGGCAAAACGGCACAATCCATCCGCCGGATGGAATTTGGTGATGTTAAGCTGGTGGGTGGCTCATGATCATCATCAAGCCGATCGAGGTCACGGGGCAGAACCTGACCTCGGACGTGGCGCTGTCGGAGCCGGAATGGTCCGCAGGCACCACGCCGCAAGATGCCATTCGCCGCGTCGGTAACGTTCTCTATCGCGCAGTTATTGAAACCACGGATAGCCCGATTGATGGGCTATCCGCTGACCCGCCGACCTGGATCAAAGTGGGTGCTGCCAATCGGTTCAAGATGTTCGATGAGTTCTACCATTCGCAAACCGAAGCGGATGAGGTGGTGACCGTGACCATCGATCCGCCTCAGGTGGTGAACTCAGTGACCCTGCTGAATGTCGATGCCGTTTCGGTGACGGTAGAAATCTTTGATGACCATGGCGCGCTGATTTATCAGGCCGCAAAATCCATGGCAGACAACTCACAGGTGGCTGACTACTGGGATTACTTCTTTTCTCCAGTGCTGCGGAAAAAGAACGTCAGTTTCGTGGATCTGCCCTCTTACTCGCGCCCCATCAAGATCACCGTGGCCGGTGAACCTGGGGGCACAGTGCAGGTTGGCGGAGCGTTTATCGGTGCCCAGCGAAAGATCGGGCTGACCCAATATGGCACCGATCGCGAATTGATGAACTTCTCCGATATCAACCGGGATCAGTTTGGCACCGTCAATATTGTGCCTCGCAGAAAGGCAGATCTGGCCAGCTTCCAGATTGATCTGGACACGCCGCAGAACGATTTCGTCTATGACCTGCTGCGCAGTCTTGCGGATCTTCCCTGCATCTACATCGGCGATCCTAACCGCGATGGAACCATCGTCTACGGATACCCGCGCGGTGTCCGCATTCCCTATGAGACACCCGATTATTCCAAAATAACGCTTGAAGTGGAGAGTGTGACCTAATGCCTATCACCAATGTGCCGGCCTTCACCAAGATCCCAAGCCGTGATGATCCGCCTGCTGAGTTTTCCGCCGACGTTGACAGCTTCCTGAGCGAGATCCCGGCCCGCGCGCTTGCCAGCAATCAGCAGGCGCAAGAGGTCAACGCAGCGGCAGAGCAGGTGGCCACACAGGCCGCAGCGGTGGCAGAGGCCAGCGCCGCGTTTGAAAGCGGCGTGAACGCGGATCGCTGGGCCGCTGGTGATTACAGCGATGGCGATGCGGTCTGGTCGCCTACGGATGGGCTGACCTACCGCGCCAAGACCGATTTTACCTCGGCCATCGATCCCGCCGCAGATTCCGCCAACTGGCACAACCTGAACCCGGTCGCGCAGGCCAAGGACGAAATGGCCCGCCTCGCGCTGGTCTTCGCCGCGAATTTCTAAGGAGAACCCGATGTCGCAATTCCCTGTGTCCAAACGCCTCGCGCTCGATGCGATGGCGACGGTCTACACCGTGCCTGCCGGTCGCTATGCGATGGTCTCGCACCTTCAGATCACCCCGATCGATCCTGACAATGAGGTGGACGTAACAGTCCAGTGGCTGGACGCGTCGGACAGCGATGCGATCACGCAGCTTTGTCAGGGTGAGACGATCAAGCCGAATGAAACCGGCCCGATCTACCCGATGGGCGGCACCCTGATCCTGAGTGCAGGCGATCAGGTGCAGGCCGAAGCCTCAACCGTCGGTGACGCGGTGCTGAGCTTCAGCGCCCTGGAGTATGACCTCTGATGGGCGGTATGATGGGCACCATGCGCGGGGATCGCATGATGCGGGCCGGGTCACGAAGCGGTGGCTTGGATGTCGGTTTCGGGTTTAAGTTTGACAGCACGAAGATTTACACGCACGGGCACGCTGATCGATCACTGGATGTGAAGCCGGACGGTATGAGGCTATACAGCATCGATATTTCGTCTCTGAAAGTGAAGCAGTGGGACTTTGGTGTAGCTTGGGACACCTCTACTTTGACGGCTGGGTCCGACTTCTCGATGAGTGGCATTGCAAGTTCGCCATGGGGGTTGAAGTTCAAGCCGGACGGGACGCGGTTCTATGTGAACGAACTGAACAACAACCGCGTCTATCAATACGATATGTCCACACCTTGGGATGTGGCATCGGCGTCTTCTTCAGGTCTGAGCGATGCCATTGTTACGCAGGACCGGAATATCGATATCGGCGCCGACGGGGCCAAGCTTTATGCAACCCAGGGCCGCGATATCGGCCAATACAACATGTCCACTCCATGGGACATTACAACTTTGACCCTTGAAAAGACGGCGTCAAATATCGTCCCGTTTGGTGATAATCTTGATCACGCCCATTTTTCTAGCAACGGGATGAATGCCTATGCCACATGGTCCCGTGGGTCCAGTGAAGGCATCCGACTTTTTCAGTTGTCTGAGGCTTGGGACGTTTCTTCGATCATCGACACAGGGCGGCAGATCCATCTGGCGGAGATCGATACTGACATTTCAGGAGCGCAAGCGGTGTACTTCAGGGAAGATCCCGACACACCCGAATTTATCGTTTTCTTCCCAAATCGAATCTACAAGGTGACGCTATGACCCTTTACACCAAAGGCGGCAGCTATCCTGCGCCGCTCCCTTTCCGAATTCGGCTGAGCGACGGGCGCAGCCGCACCGATCCGACCAGCTTTACCGCCGAAGAAATCGCGGATGCGGGCTATGTCGCGGCACCGCCGCAGCCGGATCATGATCCGGCAACCCAGCGCCTGACATGGAACGGGGCCGCTTGGGGCGTTGAGGATATCCCTGTGCCGGATCCGGCGTATCAGCCGCTGACCAAAATCGGGTTCATGCGGCTGTGCATGTTTCTTGGCGGCATGACCCCTGACATGCTGGTGGCTGCGCGGGATGCACCTGAGCTGAAAGCGATGTGGATCATGCTGGATATGGCCGAACAGGTGCAACGGGACGATCCAGAGGTTGCGCCGGGGCTGGCGCTGCTGGCTGGATTGGGTCATCTGCCCAATGGGGCGCAGGCCGTTCTGGATGGCTGGCCAGCCGCCTGATTGGTGCGCCCGCAGCGGGTCGGGCTATCACACCACCAAAGCAATTTCATGGGAGATCGGAGCCAAGGGGTCCGGTCTCTTTTTGTACGTGCCGCAGGGGTTTCCCTTCGATGTCTCAATCCCCCGTTGGGTCGGGTGGATCTTTGACCGGCACAACCCGCGATACCTGAAAGCCGCCGCGCTGCATGACTACGCCATTCACGTCCTTGGATGGGGCCGGGTCAGCGCGGCTGCACCGTTTTCCGAAGCCCTCCGCACCGATGGCGTGGGGCGCATCCGCAGGCTGGCAATGGTGCTGGCCGTCATCATCCACAAATGGAGCTAAGGCAACCTAATGAAACTGGAGCTGTTTCAATCCGCGCTGGCAGGCGCGCTTGGTGTGATGTCAGCCATCCTGACCAGCTATGGCACGTCCTGGCCGGTGGTGGTGGTTGTCTGTCTGGGCGTTGCAGCGGCGCTGCTGGAGATCGAAAATCTGCGTTGGCGACCTGCATTGGTCCTCAGCGTCTTTAACCTGATGATCGGCGCGTTGGGCGGGCCGATGGTCGCGGCGTTTCTGGGGTCCAAGTTCGACCTTCAGTTTCCAGCCTTGACGCTGATCATCGCCTTTTTAGTGGCCTATGTTGCGCATGACGCCTTCAGCAAGGCGCGCGGGCCGATCATGGCGCTGATGGTGAAGGTGATCGGCATGGCCGGAGGGTCGAGCCGATGAATGCCCTCATTGATCTTGTCACCACGATCGCGGGGCCGGTGCTACGGCACCGCGCCCGCTGTTTCGTCCGTTTCCTCAGATCCCGCACTTGGGGCCGGGTGCGCCTTGCTCTCTCGCTCGTGCTTTGGGCTGCACTGTGTTTCGCCGCAATCGCGATGCAACCAATCCAACATCAGGAAGGGCATTCCCATGAAACTCACCACCCGTGATATTCAGGCCCGTTGCGCCGCCCTGGGCTTTCACCCTGGGCCGATAGACGGACGCAGGGGGCAGCGCACCTCGGCGGCCATTCGGGCCGCTCTTGAGGCACACAACGGCAGCACGGTCACTGATCTGTTCCACAAGAGCGGGTTGCACCGGGTGCATATGCACTGGACCGCCGGAGCCAAGGGCGTGATCGAGGTGGAGCGCCGCGCCTATAACTCGCTGGTCACGCACGATGGGCAGCGGGTGCAGGGTGTGTTTCCGCCTGAGGCGCAGGCAACCTATGCTGTCGGGCGCGCGGCATCCCACACCCGCATGTTCAACACCGGCGCGATCGGGCACGGAATGGACGCCATGGCGGGGGCAAACGAGCGTCCCTTTGATCGTGGATCCGCACCAATCACGCCGCGCCAGCTTGATAAGTTCTGCCGGTGGGCTGCGGAATACAGCGTCCAGTATTGGATTCCGATTAATGTCTACGGCATGCCGACCCATGCCGAGATCCAGCCGATATTCGGCGTGCGCCAGCGCTGGAAATGGGACATCACCTGGTTGCCTGGAATGTCCGCGCCCGGTGATCCCTTGGTGGTTGGCGAGCGTCTGCGCGATATGATCCGCGAGCGCCTGTCAGACGTGCGAGCTGCCGCATGATGCGGTGGGTCGCGATCGGGGGCCTGTGTCTGGCGCTGTTGTTTGCGGGTGTGTCCTCTTACCTGGTCTGGCGCAATGGGCACCTGCGCGAGGATCTGGACGCAGCCGCGAGCCGCCTACGGGTGGCGGAGCGGCAGGCCGATGACGCGCGGCAGACCGCCGATGTGCTGGACGCTCATATCAAACGGATGCAGGAGGATCGCCGCACGTATGATGCCGATCTGTACCGCCTGCGAGAACAGGAGGGGTATAATGCGCCATTGTCTGATTTTCTCGGCGATGCTTTTGACCGGCTGTAGCTGGCTGATTCCAGATCCTGAGCCGGTATATGTTGAGCGCCCCATACCGGGGGAGCTGACCACACCTTGCGCTGAGCCGGTAAAGGGTAAGCCCACAGAAGGCGGCTTTGCTGAGCTGGCGCTGGGGTGGCGGTTCACCGCGCGATGCAACGCGGGGAAGCTGGAATCAATCGCGGAGCTGACGGGGCCGCGCTGAATGAAGAAAGCCCCGCCGTCTGGCGGAGCTTCTATGTATTTGGAGTTGTGTCGGCTGGGCGCAGTTAGCGGGCTTTGCAAACTACGCAAATTTCTGCATCATTGACGCCATGAATTTCATCCTCTGCTTGATTTTTCGCTCGCTACGAGGGCAACTTTCATTCACAGCGGAAGCAAATTTAAAGGACCTGTGACGTGCGGAGACTTACGCTATACCTCGATAATTCATCATGGAATCTAGGGGTAAACTCGGTTCAGGGTTCGGTAATATCGAATGGAATAATTGTTTGCTACTCCATCGAAAATCTTCTCGAATTACTTTCAACGTCGTCTACCTGCAAACGTGATGATCTTGACAGCAGGCTTGACCAACTATCCGCTGAGTTTCTCGAAAACTGCGGAGAGTCGAGATCAGGGTTCACATACGAAACTTCGCTAAGAAAACTAGATAGAGACGAGCGCCGATTTTTGTTTGAAAATGCCAAGCAAGCGTCACCGATTGGAGGATTCGGCCTATCGGACTACCTTCAAAAGATGATCGGTGGAATAGCCTCAAAAGGGTACAATTCTATTGGTGAAGAGGCGCTCAAGAACATACGAGCAATGTTGGATGCCGCTACCAATGAGTTCGAAGACAGCGCAAATAGAATAGCATGGAAACACTACGCGCAGGACACGCTGCAACGCGCTGAAGTAGCCATTGATGAGCTGACAAAACGCCTGGAGGCTCAGGGGGAATGTAGGATTCCAGAGTTGAATCCTGCAAAGATTGCGAATTTTTCAGGAAAAGGCGCAGCTGAAAACGTTCTACGTGAAGCAGCAAAATCAAACGCAAAATACGTGGTGGACGCTTTTCTAAGTGATATTCCCATTGATCGAGCAGTCTCGCGCCAAATGGAACCAACTCGTGACCAAATACTCCGGCTAGCCCAAGCTTTGTTTTTTCTCCGGTACAACAGAGAGTCAAAGAACATGAAAGATAGTGAGCAAGCAAGAAAAGACTTCCAAGGCAGTTTAACAGATTTGGAGCATATAGCTAATGCCAGCGCTTGTTCAATATTCCATACTTCAGACAAGGGACAATCGAAGATCGCATCAGCGGTTTACGATCACTTAAATGTGCCAACATGCGTTCTGTACTATTTGGCCAAGGACGATCGTACCGAGGTGCGGTACGATCCATCAAAGCTGAACGTGAAAATTGACATGGATACAAGGTAGGACAAAACGACATTTTTGGGTGTCAGCAAAGGGCTGTGACCGCCATGCTGCGGCAGCAAAGTAGCTAGCCTGGGGAAGGACGGCAGTGGGGCTCACTGCCGCCGTTGGCCGCGCCAGCGTACCAAACCGGGACCGAAACCAGAGGTCAAAGTCGGCTGAGCGGGACGAAACGGACTTTCGATTAGTCTAAGAATATGACCGCTACGCAATCAGAACTCGAAGCTGTGCTATCCTTGTTCAAAGTATTCGTAGCTTTCGAAACTCGACCAGCTGAGGCTTCTTGCCGGTCTTGCCGGGGTCGCTTGCCGAGCCCCCCGTGCTGGTCTGGCACCACGCGCTCCCCTTGCTGGTCTTGCGGCCCTCGCGGGTCGAGCTGGTCCTCCTGTCGCATCAGAGGAAAAGAAACAGGGGCGGTTTCTCCGATCATACAACCAGCCATTTTCGAACCATCCAAGTAACTTACCCGTATAGGAGTAGACCTTGCCGTCATTGATCCATCCGACGGGCTTTCCATTCCAGAGGTAAATCCATTCGCTGTCGACCAAGAAACAAGTAGCGCGACCGCGCTTGTTGTAAAAATCAAGCATTTAGAACTCCTTCGGATCAAACGTGCTCGTAAGACATGGCGATGTCAAACTGTATGAATCGCGACCAAAGGGGCAACCTTGTGCGCTCTCATGCGCCCGTCCCGAATGGTTCCTAAGTGCTGTTCTTCGTCACTCTCAAGGTTTGCTGATAACCATGGGTGGATCTGGTCATCCGCTAGGATTGGCGTGCCCCCATCGGGTGGTCCGGTTTGATTGTTAGTGCATCGTTGGTCTCTGGTCCATCGGCACGCTGGTTTCCGGCGCCGGTGGACGGTAGCCCAATGCGCTGTGCGGCCTGACGGTGTTGTAGTGAACCCGCCATTGTTCGATCAGGATTTGGGCCTCGCGCAAACTGTAAAATAGCTCACAGTTCAGCAATTCATCGCGGAACCGAGAGTTGAAGCTTTCGCAGTATCCATTTTCCCAGGGAGATCCTGGCTCGATGTAAGCGGTCTTGGCACCGACGGCAGCGATCCAATCCCGCACTTTCTGGGCAATAAACTCGGGGCCATTGTCCGACCTTATGTATTCCGGCGGACCGCGCAGGATGAACAAATCTGTCAGCGCATCCAGCACGTCCGTGGAGTTGAGCTTGCGATCAACGCGGATCATCAGGGCCTCCCTTGTGTATTCATCGATGATGTTGAGCGTCCGATATACCCGGCCATCAGCCGTGCGATCTTGGACAAAGTCGTAGGACCAAACGTGATTTGGGCGCTCTGGCCTGAGACGCACGCATGACCCGTCATTCAGCCAAAGCCGACCTTTCTTCTTCTGTTTCTGTGGGACTTTCAGCCCTTCACGCCGCCAAATACGTTCGACCCGCTTGTGGTTCACGCCCCAGCCCGCATTGTTCAGCAAACCCGTCACCATGCGATACCCATAGCGCCCATACTTGTCCGCCAATTCGATGATGTCATCGGTCAGCCGTTCTTCATCGGCTCGGCCTCGCGGCACCTTACGTTGCGTGGATCGATGCTGACCAAGCGCGCGGCAGGCCCGGCGCTCAGACACGCCCAGCTCCTGCCGCACATGGTCGATGCACTTGCGACGACGTGAAGGGCTCAGAAGTTTCCCTTCGCTGCTTCACTCAAAATGAGCTTGTCCAAAGTCAGATCAGACACCGCTCGCCGAAGCCGCTGGTTTTCCTTCTCCAGTTCTTTCAGACGGGTGAGCTGCGAACGCTGCATTCCACCATACAGTTTCCGCCACCGATAAAATGTCTGCTGCGTCACACCGATCTGGCGCACCGCATCGGCAATCGTCGCACCTTGTCCTTGCAGCACTTCAACCTGCCGAAGCTTCGACAC